TATGAATTAGTAAGAGCTGATGATCCAATGTACAATGACATCGACCTATCTATGTATGCTCATTATGACACCGGTAAATACAAGGGAGTGATCGGTCAAGGTGGCCTGGTTTTGGCTAGGATACCGAACGAGTTCGCAAAGCAGTACATGGAGTACTATGAGAAACAAGGGCGAGATAATATGGAAGCCGTTGATAACGATCTCTTAAAGGACCAAGATAAAAGAATGCCTATCAATATTGACAGGCAGTCTCGTGTTCTCGGTGGTACGAAGAAATAATTTATTAGTTATTTCTAACTAACCAACGAATAAACAATTGATCTAGAAATAGGTCTTAACTAGGAGAAAAAACATGGCAAACAAAGACAGCGCGTTTGGTTTAAAACCAATCGGAAAAGTTGGTCAGAATGATGACAATCAAGGTTTGTCCGAGTACAAGACAGATAACACAAACAATAGTGCTATCTTCTTTCAAGATCCCGTTAAAGCTCTAGCAGCCGGCACGATCGGCGTAGCAGCGGCAGGGGATGTACTACTTGGTTCATTCAATGGTTGTTTCTTTACTGATTCAAACACACAGAAGCCCACATTTGCTAACCATCTTGGCGCAAGTAATGCAGCTACAGATATAGTTGGTTTTGTGGCGGATGATCCGTACGAAAGGTTTGAAATCCAATCAGACAACACACTAGCATCAGAGCAAACTGATGTCTTCAGATTGTACAATATTTTGTACACAGCGGGAGACTCAGCGAACAATGTGTCTAAAGTGGAGTTGGATGATTCGACAACAAGCACCGTAACGAATCAATTAAAAGTAATCGGAGTGAGCAAAAATCCAGATGGCAATGATTTAACAACTTCAAATGTTAATTTCGTTGTTACGATTAATGAGCACTTCTACAAAGCAGCAGTAGCTGGTATATAATAACTGAATAGGAGATAAAAAATGGCAATATCACGAGGACAACTAGTCAAAGAACTAGAGCCAGGTTTGAACGCCCTGTTCGGCTTGGAATATAAACGTTACGAAAATCAGCATGCTGAAATCTATGCGACTGAAACTTCAGACAGAGCGTTTGAAGAAGAAGTTATGTTATCAGGTTTCGCGAATGCTCAAGTAAAACCGGAAGGTTCAGCTGTAACTTTTGACTCAGCTCAAGAGACTTACACTGCGAGATACACTATGGAAACAGTGGCTCTTGCTTTCGCACTTACTGAAGAAGCAATCGAGGACAACTTGTATGACAGACTATCGTCTAGATATACAAAAGCATTAGCAAGATCGATGGCAAACACGAAGCAAGTTAAAGCTGTGAACCCGTTAATTAATGGTTTCACTACTTTCACATCAGGTGATAACAACGCTTTAATGAGCACGTCGCACCCAACGATCGCTGGTACTGTATCAAACAGACTTGCAACAAATGCAGACTTAAACGAAACTTCATTGGAGTCTTCTCTTATAGAGATCGCTGCGATGACAGACGAAAGAGGTCTAAAAATTGCAGCTAAAGGAGTAAAAATGATTATTCCTTCTCAGCTTCAATTTACTGCCGAAAGATTGATGAAATCTGAAGGTAGAGTTGGAACGGCTGACAATGATATCAACGCAGTAAGATCTATGGGAATGATTCCTCAAGGTTATAGAGTGAATAATTTCTTAACTGATCCAGATGCGTTTTTCATTATCACTGATGTACCGAATGGAATGAAAATGTTCGTAAGAACACCGATTTCTACGGCTATGGAAGGTGACTTTGATACTGGCAACGTAAGATACAAAGCTAGAGAAAGATACGTATTTGGCGTATCAGACTTTAGAGGTATCTTCGGAACACCAGGCGTTTAATCAAATAATACTTAAGGGGCGGCCTAAAAACCGCCCCTTTTTTTATGCACTAAGAACTATGAGAGACTTTAAGGTAATAATCATCGCATACGGATACAGAACAAGCTTTACAGTTAAAGCTGAAGACAAGGCTGAATCTATTGAAAACGCAATAGTTGACAGACTTGGAGATTCTGATATAAAATGGGAAAACGGTGGATTTTATTCACTAACTAAAAAATGGATTACCTACGAGGAGGTCCTAGATGAGAACACTACAAGACCTATACAAAGCAAAAAGGTCCTTGGAGTTGAAGTGGGAACAGCACCATCTTCATTCGGGTAGATATACACTCGATATGGTTCGGATTGACCATAAAGTTAGAGCGGTCATTGCTGACATTAAGATGAAAGAGGCTGAGTTAGCACACCATGTTAACAAAGTTGACGACGCTGCCCCCAAAGTTTCAGTAGCCACTTAAATAAAAAGCTACATCGCTGAAATCGTACTTTCTTGTAAGGCTCTCTTGCACTCTATCAAAATCTACTATATATCTAAATCACTATACAATTAATTAGAACATAGACGCGTATAGTCGACGGCCTAGAGACTATGTTCGGAAAACTAGGAGGATATAATTATGGCAAATACTACGTTCAATGGACCAGTACGATCGGAAAACGGTTTTATTGGTGCAACAAAAAACACCGACACTGGTGTCTTCACAAATGTGTTCGCAATCAGTTCAACAGGTGCGTACACTGGAACTAAACTAGTAGCTCAAGGAACTGCTGATGTAGTCGTAGCGGCAACTGCTGGAATAACTGAGGTTGAATTTTCTCAACCTAATAATTCCATCATTACTTCTATCGATATCGTTTGTACATCTGCACCAACTTTAACAGGTGCTGGTGACATTGGTTTCAAAGTTGGAACTGCAACAGGCGGAGCGCAATTAGTTGCGGCTGTGACTGATGCTATATTAGATGGAGGAACAACTGTTCCTGCAGGAGCTGGTTACAATTTAACGTTGATCAATACAACAGGTACATCAACAAAAACTGTTTCTCCAGCGGCTAACGTTTCAGGGGCAGCAAGAAGTATATTCTGCCAAATTTCAAATACTGTAAACGCATCAGCAAGCGGTAACATGAGATTTATTATAAACGTACAACAGTTTTAATAGATTAATTATCTTGGTGGGAAAATTTGAGACATTGTTGAAGATGATCTTGATACCCACCGAGACCAAAAATAAAAGGAGAAAATATGTATCAAGCTGATATAGCGAACACAAACGTAACTACTGAGAATAAAACTGTTGTTGCAGGAAGAGCGAGAGCTTATGGCGTTGTATTAAATACAACAGGAGCTTCAGGAGACTTTCATTTAAAAGATGGCGGATCTTCAGGAACTGTAAAATTTAAATACAAAACTACAGGCACAGCTACAACTACGCTACCAATTGTTATTAATTTTCCACAACCAATTCTGTTTACTTCAGATTTGACAGTGGCGTTTGTAACGGAACATGTAACTGTTTGCTCTATATTTCATAGTGGCGGAAATAATACGTAGGAGGCTAAATTATGCCAAATACTACTTCAGGCACTAATGTTTTTGAGAAAACATTTTATATAGATGAGATAATTGAAGAGTCTTATAATCGAATAGGACAATTCGATATGAGCGGTTATAATTTAAAAACTGCTCGAAGATCTCTTAATATTCTATTTTCTGAATGGGGAAATAGAGGTCTTCATTATTGGGAAGTAGCAAACACAAATATCACTTTGGTAAATGGAACTAATGAATATGTTTTATTTAGATCCACGGGCGACGGTAATTCAAACGGCGTAACTACTACGTTATCCGCAGCCATTACTACTACATCACAAACCACAGGAATTACATTAGCTTCAAAAACAGGAATGCCAACTTCAGGTACAATTAATGTTGGTTCTGAAAATATTAGTTACACAGGATTTAATAGTTTAGAATTAACAGGAGTTGCAAGAGGAGCCAACGGAACAACAGCTGCCACTCACAGTAACGGAGCAGCCGTTACTAATTTTGTAAATGGCGCTGCTGAAATTTTAGAAATGTCTTATAGAAATGCATCTAATGTTGATGCACCTTTAGAAAAAATATCTAGATCTCAATATCAGGCCCTATCTAATAAAACTTCAACAGGTCAACCATCACAATATTATATTCAAAGATTAATAGATAGAATTATAATTAGATTATATTTAACACCTAGTAATACTGAAAATGGAAATGTAATTAATTTTTGGTATGAACAAAGAATACAAGATTCAGGTGCTTACACTAATGCAACAAACGTCCCTTATAGATTCGTTCCATGTATGTGTGCAGGATTAGCTTATTATTTAAGTTTAAAATATGCACCAGAAAAAACACAAAACTTAAAACTATTGTATGAGGATGAGTTGAGTAGAGCTTTGGAAGAAGATGGTTCGTCTACAAGTACGTACATTTCTCCTAAAACTTACTACCCAACAACTTAATTATGAGTAATTTATCAAAAGGAAAATACGCATTATTTATTTCTGATAGATCAGGATTAGCTTTTCCTTATCGAGAAATGGTAAGAGAATGGAATGGTGCTAGAGTTCATACTTCTGAGTTTGAACCTAAACAACCACAATTAGATCCTAAACCTTACACAGCAGATCCTCAAGGTTTACCTCATCCAAGACCTGCAAGAGTAGAACCTCCAACTGTAGATTTTTTAAACGATGATCCTTTCACAACTATTGGATCTTCAACTTTAGTTACTGTGGCTCAAACAAACAGCACAATGTTAACAGATGATGCTGTAAGATTTCAAGCAGTTAAAAGT